TAGAATTATTTGCATTATTATTATTATAATTAATTGTACCATTATAATCAATATTCAAAATATTCATGTTATTTGAAGTTAAATTAATAAAATTTGGTTTATTAATTATACTATTTATGTAACTAGAAATATTATGCCGGTAGTCTATGTTATTTTTTTTATAATAAAGATTAAATACGGCTGTTATTTTTTCATCAGGATAATAGTAATAATCATCATCTTCTAAATAATGATTACAGTATATATAATCAATATTTAAATTATCTAATTCGTTTTGAGATAATCCAAGAGCAAAATTATCTGCGTTAACACCTGCGCCTTTTTGTTTTAATAAATTTAATAAATCTGTGTTTTCCATTTTAATTAATTGCATATTATCAGGTAATGTATCATTGTATTTATTAATTTCCTGTTGAAGTTTTGTTTTTTTACTCCCGGCGTCTGAGTTTTGTCTGTCATGAGCATCTAATAATAAAAATTCATCCCAAATATCAGTAATGTTTTTTATTTCTGTTTCTGTTTCTGTTTCTGTTGTTTTTTTCATTCTTTTCCATTGTCTGCCTGAAGCATATACTTTTATATGTCTAATAACTGAATACTCTTCTAAAAAATTTGATTTTTTTGTGTTAAAATTTGATGATATACTATCATCTGAAATATTACTATAACGTTTATATAAAAGGTCTTTAAATTCTAGCTTCTTGTCATTAACTGTAAACTCATATTTAAGATAATTTTGTAAATTTGTTAATATTAAATCTTTCTCTTTATTACTGTTATCTATATTATCTTCATCTATATTATATAACAATAAATTATTGCTTTTGTCATCCGGTTTAAAGACAGTGTTCATCTCCTCAATTTTTAATTTATATGTTTTGTCATCAATATTTATTTTATCAGGATAAAATAAAATATTATCAGACTTATTATCACTATGTTTCCATTCAAAAGTTTTAAATTCATATTCAATTTGTGCAGTATTATATTGTAAATTTTTTACATCATATAAAACATTATTTAAAGTAAGTCTATTTGCTTGGAGTGGGTCATCAATAACATTTTTATTATTACTTTCATTTAATTTTAATTTTTTATAATCATAATTTAGTGTTTTATTAATTTCCAAAGAATGAAAAAAGTAATAATTTGTATTATCATAATTGTAATATATGTTTTTTCTATAAATATTATTTGGTGTATAATAATAATTTTCGCCGTCTTTATTATACTCTAAATAATGTTTATAACCTAAATCTAGTAAAACATTATTACCAACATCACTTACATCTAATGTTATTATATTATCTTGTTTGACAGAATTATACAATTTTTCTTTAAACTCATCATCATTAAAACTAGTTAATGGAGTAGTATATTCGGGTGGTCTTGTAGTACCTAAATATTTCCATGATAGTCCTGAAAAAATTCCAGTAGAAAATAATGTAGAATAATTATTTGTATATGAATATTCGGAATTTTGTATTTCAAGAACATCTTTAAAATAATAATTATAATTAGAAGTTTCCCATATATAGTTATTTTTTGTTTCATAATCAATATTTAAATTTAATAATGGCAAATCTCTATTGATATTATTTGAATTTAATAAATCTAAATTAATTCTATCATCATTACGATTAATATTAATTAAACCTGTTTCTTTATTAGTGTCATCACCAATAGTTAAACGTCCATATTTATTTATAGTAAATTTATCAGAATTATAATCACCTTCAAATAATACAAAATTATTAAGATTATTATTATGATTTAAATAATTATCAGAATTATTATTAATATATAACATAGAGTTTTCATTTGTATTTGTTGTATTACCAATATTTATATAACCATTATTATTAATTTGTAATATAGTCTCGTAATAATCAGGTGTATCATAATATTTATTTAGTTTTAATAACTGTTTTATATTACTATTATTATAATTATAATCAATTACAAGAGGAATGTTGCTAGATTTTTCTGATGTATTATCTATTAAATTATTCCCAAGTCCAACATTATTAAAATTATTTTGAACAATACTTAAATTTTGTATTTCAACACCATCTCCAGTAATACTATCAATTTTTTCTGTTAAAATACGATTAACATATAAGTCACATGAAATATTAATATTGCTAGATGTACAATTAAATAAATTATTATCATTATTATTTAAATTAAAATTATTACTTGTTAATAAAAAGTTAAAATTATGATTTAAAAAATCAATACTATCAATATTATTGTCAATATTAATTATATCGTTAACATCATTTTTAATTACAAAATTTGAATTAAAATTATTAACAATATTATTATTTTTAATATTAATAGAATTATTATTTAAGTTTAGTAAATAATCATCTTTATCAATTATATTATTATACTTTGTTATTTGAAAATCATTATCAATAACACATACTCTGTAATTATTATCAAAATTAATAGCTATATTACTTGTTTCCGAATAATTACTACTATACATATTAATTAAATCAATATTAGAACCATAATTAATTAAATTTAGAATGGTTGTATTACCATTTATATCTTGTATAGTTTGAATACTATTTCCATTTCCAATAATTAGACTTGCTTTTACCATATTAAAAATAATATATCTTATTTTCTAAATATATTTATTTTTTATATATTTCGTTATTTAAGAACAAATAATATATTATATTATAAATAGATTTAGATGAATAATTTATCAAATTTAGAATTAGAAATAACAAATTTAAAAAGTATAGATAAAGTTTTATTTATAGATTATTTAAACAAAACTTCAAATAATACCTTACAAGAACGCATTGAATTAGATGAAGAATTTTATAAAAATTTATTTGAAACTTTTTTTAAAGAAGTACCGGTATTTATATCAGATAAACACAAACAAATAATTAAATCATTAAATTTTGTAAAAATAAATAAGGAAAAACAAATAAATATTGAATTTTTAGACAATTTTTTTAAAAATGAAGCGGATGTTTTAAAAGTTTTAAATTATTTTAGAACACGTAAAGATATAATATTAGCAGAAAAAAGTAAATGGACAATAAAAAATTGATTTAATATTTTTTATTATAATTATTAATGGACGATAGCGAATATAGTTTTAGTAATTATTTAAAATATTCCTGGAATTATGCCAATAATTATATGAATTATGAAAATGAGTTAATAAAATTAAATAATATTAAAGACTATAAAATAATAGAATATACAAATAAATTTATGTTAGAAAACTATGACCATGCAACATCAAAAAAAATGGCATATAATTGTTTAAAATATTCTGTTACATTAAAAAATCAAAATATTAAATTAGACAAAATAAAAAATAATTTATATGAATCGGAAGCAATATATAATATATATTACAAAATATTTAATTTGTAATGAATCTCATCATAATATTCATAGTATATAACTCTTGACTTAATAATTTAAAGGCATATGGTATTCTAATTTGTGTAATATCAATATTATTACAATTTGAACATTTATATATATTTTTTTCTGGATTAACATTAGCATTAATTCCACAATTTTTACAAATAAATATTCTATAATTATCAGAAACATCAAGCATACGCTCTTTTAAGAATCCACTCATTCCATGTGATAGTAATGCATCTCTTTCCATTTCACCAAGTCTTAGACCACCGTTTCTTGCCCTACCTTCTGAAGGTTGTCTAGTTAACATAACAATAGGACCATTTGAGCCTCTTGAATGTAATTTATCAGCCACCATATGCTTTAATCTTTGATAATATGTAGGTCCGATAAATATTTCTGTTTTAATTTGCTCACCGGTTCTACCATTATATAAAATTTCATTACCATATCTTTCCATACCAGATTGCTCCAAAACCGAAGCAATACTTTCTACACTACAACTTGTAAATGGAGTAGCATCACCAAAACTACCAATATGACATGCTGCTTTACCCATAATACACTCCATTAATTGAGCCATAGTCATTCTGGAAGGAATTGCATGAGGATTCATAATAATATCTGGTGTAATACCATTTTTTGTAAAAGGCATATCTTCATTGTTATAAATCATACCAATTGTTCCTTTTTGAGCACTTCTACTTGCTAATTTATCACCAATTTCTGGTCTTCTATTATTTCTAACTCTAACTTTACAAAAGTTATATCCATCACTATTAATATTATTGTAATTTAAATCGATATAACCTTCATCATTAGCTTTCATACATGTACTACTGTCTTGATTAATTTTACTTCCATTTACTTTTTTAGGCATTACTTTACCAATTATAATATCATTACCGTCAATAAATGTATTTTTAGGAACAAATCCATTATTGCCAAGTTTTTCATATGAAAATGTTTTTTGATTAATACAATTTTCAGGTTTTGTAAAAATTTCTTCCTCACCTGTACTATGATTTTTTGTACATTGGTCTCTAAATGCTTTATAATAAGTGCTTGTAAATAATCCTCTATCTAAAGATGATTTATTAATCATTACACTATCTTCTTGATTAAATCCTGTATGAGTCATGATAGCAACAATTGCATTAGTTCCAGATGGTAACTCATTACTGTGTGTATATTTAGATAATTTTGTATATACCAAAGGTTTTTGTGAATAATTTAATATATTGCCCATTGTATCAATGCGATTATTAAAATTACTCATGTAAATACCAAGCGCTTGTTTTCCCATAGCACAATTGCTAACAGCAAATCCATTACCTCCAATAAAACTATGATTATCACTTTCTACAGTAATATCTGAAATCTTGTTATTTTTATTGACAAGTTTTGAATTAAAAGGAATAAAGCAAATATCACCTTCAATATAAACATCTTGTTCCCATTCATCAAAATCTTTGTAAGATTTAAATATTCTATAATTATTAAATTTGTTAACAAATTTACGGTAACTATTATATTCATTAACAATAAACAATTTATTTAAAAGTTTATAATTATAACTAATAGAATATTCCTTCATATAATAATCTAATGTTTCGTTATCATTAAAGTCGTATTTAAAGTAGTATTCGTCTTTATTTTTTTGAGATAAATATTCAATAATAACATCCGGCTCATAGATATTATGTTTAAATGTATTAATAGGTTCATTTAGTCTAGATTCGACACATAGATATGATGATAAGAATTCTTTTTTAACTCTATTATTACACTTAATTAACCATGTAATATCATTGCATAGTTTTTTCATTAAAATTACGAAATTTACATCAAGAATATTATATTTTTTAAAACCAATAAATTCAACGTCCTTGATATAATTATTTTTATCAATATCATTTGTAAATATTAATTCATTTACATAATAATATCCACACAATCTAGCAATTACAAGTATATTTTCATCATTTGAATATAATGTCTTATCGCCATAATCTAAAATTTTAAAATTATTTTCATCTAAATTAAAGCAAACATTTGTTTTAGATTTTGTATAAATACCTAATTTAGTATTACTATTAAAATTAATTACTTCGCACCATCCCTTATCAGTAATAAATTTATGGTCATTTGTTGCAGTAATAACTCTTCCTGATACCAAATTAATATTATAAACAATTTTATTTGTTACTCTATTATAATGGTTAATTACCTTTGTATGTTCATAAATTTTTGTTTCTGGATTAAAACAAATAACTTTATCACCAATAATAATATCTTTAATTTTTTTATAAGTACCATTACTCATTAAAACAGTTTCATTTTGATTTAAGCATTGATAACAATTGCGCGGAGATTGATTATGGTCGCTAAAAGGTATATTAACACCTAAAATTCCATTCATAACACTAGGATGAATTTCACAATGAGTGTATAACGGAGGGCAAGAAGTTCCTTTAATACCTTTGTATAACTCTTGATGGTTAATTGCAATCATTGAATTGTTAAGCTCGTCTGAATCTAAATATTCAATAAATCCTTCTTCGTAATTATTATTAATATTGTTTTTATCAATATTATAACCAGCGCATGGTGAAATAAAACTATCGAAATGTTTATTTTCACTAAATTCTTTCCATGTAAGATTAAGTGATTTAAGTAATTTAATAATACGTAATTCTTTTTCACCAGTTTCCTTGTTAACATCAACAATTAAAAGTGGTCTAAACATTCTACCGGCTTCTGTACTAATTTGTATAGTACATTCTTTAATATTCCAAACGATTGAAGTCATTGGGTAAATAATACCAGACCTTTTAAAATTTTTAAGTTTATTATATAAATTTAAAGGGTCTTTATGATATCCGATAATATCACCATTAATTTGAACAACAACATTATCTTTATTGCCAATATTTTTTAGATAATCATAATTTGTAGAATTTTCATCAATAATAATAACATTTAAGTCTGTTAATAATAGTTCTCTAATAAATTTACTATTCATTAATAGAGAAATATTTGTAGTTAATGCCATATTTTTAACAAGTCCAACAGAAGCGCCTTCTGGTGTTTCTGCAGGACATATTAAACCAAATTGAGAATTATCTAATTTTCTAGGTTGAACAAGTTTACCATTTTTTTCCATAGATGTATTAATGCGTCTTAAGTGAGATAATGTGCTAGCATAAGACATTCTATTTAAAACTTGTGATACACCTTGTTTTATATTTTGAAAAGTTCCAATGCTTTTAATACCCCAATTACCTGTTGAAAGGGAATAGCGTAACCATGAATCAAGTAAAGATTGTTTAAAATATCTATGAATATTAGCATTACTAATAATATCTTGTGTTGAAATATTATTATTAACTCTCCAAAGTCCTAGTTCTCTTTCAATTAAAGCTTTAATTTCTTTTGTCATTTTGCTATAACATTGTCTAAAAAGATTGCTCATTAAAATACCAGGACTATCAATTCTTTTGTTCATATAAGAATCGCGATTATCATAATTATCTAATTTTAAATGAATTTTGATAATTTTTCTAATCATATAACCAAGATAAATAGCTTTTCTTTTATAACTTTTGCCTGTATGTGGCAAGAAATCATTAACAATATAATTATGAAGTAATTCTAAACTTTCTGAATAATTTTGCTTATTGTTACCAGACATTACCTTAATCATTACCGCTTCGGCTTGGTCTTTTGTATGAATATCACAAGCGTCTTCACAACATGCCATAAGTTCATCCATAATTTTTTTATTATTAACATCATCAATGTCATAAACAATATGTTTTATAATGTCTTTATCACTATTAACTCCTAAAATTCTAAACATAATAAATACAGGAATTTCACTTTTAATAAATGATGTATTTAATCTAATAATTCTTCCCATATGATTAATTTTACCTGTCATATTAAGACTTGTTGTTTTAGGAGGCAAATAATTATTATCACTCATAGAACGAATTTCAGCATAAATACCATCTGCATTATTATTAGGAGGAAATACTAAAGTTTTATTTTCATTAATTCTATCCTGAGAAACTAGAACTTTTTCATTACCATTAACAATAAAATAACCACCATAATCATATTTACATTCGTTATTATTTTCTTCTCCAACACCCGGAATCTGTTGCAATAAACAAGCTTTAGATCTAACCATAATTGGAATTTTACCGATATAAACATTTTTAACGGTTTTGTCAAACTTTTCGATAACCATATCACTATTAACGTTTTCAATAACAAGATGAACATCAACATATAAATTACTAGAATAGGTTAAATTATTCATTCTAGCAACATGCGGGCTCATAATAGTGAGTGTTCCATCTGATAAATGATATGACGGTTTAGTAAGAGAAGGATTAATAACATTTAAATTAATTTTATAATTTTGTAAAGAAGCATCCATTTTACTATTATTTGAATTAATTTTAATTGGATTAAAACCAGTTATAATATGAGATAGTGTAGTGTCTAAAAACTTATTATAACTCTCAATTTGATGTTTAACTAAATGATTACACGATTCTGAGGACCCGCTTTTATTAAAAAGTTTGTCAAGAATATCCCAAGAAATATTATCAATGTTTTCACTAGTCATTCTCAAATTAATATAATGAAAATATAAGATTATATAATATTCATTTTTTATTTTTATATAAAATTTATTTAAACATCATTTTATATTCAATTTCATTTTCATTGCATATTAAAAAGTTATTTTTTTTATAAAAATTCACTAAATATTCTGTATTTTCTTTTTTTTTATCAATAAAAAGATAAAAAGGCACATTTAATAACGTTTTACAAGCTTCTAATATTTTAGAAGCAATACCTTGTTTTCTATATTCTGCACGTGTACATAATTGGTTAAGTAAATTATCATATATTCCAACAAATCCTAAAATTTTATTATCTTTAACATACATAATAGCGTGAACATAATCATTAAATCTATTATTTTTAAAAGAGGAATTAATAAGATTGTTGCATTGTTGTATTTCATTTAATGTCATTTTTTCAACTAATTTATATGAAATCATAAAAAGTACATATCTTTAAAAAGATAATATCGTTTAAGTATTTTTGAAAAATAAAAATTTTTTAAAGATATGTACTTTTTTAAAAAATGATTTAAATTTTATGATAATAAAATTATTATAATGAAAATTATAAATCTTATTGCTTTAACACTTATAATTTTACAATCAACTAATTGTTTTAAAATAAATATGTGTGATAATAAAAATCTTAATTTTAAAAAAAATAGCAAATCATTTGATAGGAAAGTATATGCAAAATATCTAATAGATAAAAGGAAATCAGAAAAACTATTAAAATCAACACTATTGGCAAAATTTATGAACGAAACATCAAACGATCTGTATAATAAAGAAGAATATGATAATAAAGAATCTAAAATAAAAGCAATTAAAATTGGTAATAATATAAATATTGATGTTAAAAATGTTAAAAATATAAAAATTTCAACAAATAATGATTCAATTAATATCGAGTTAGATAAAAGTGAAAAAAATAACAAAAAATTAATAAATGAAATTGACCAATTATCTAGAAATATAAGGGAATTAGATACATTGCTAAACTTACTTGATATATTCTTGACTATAGCAAAATAAAAAGTATATAAAGATTATATCATATATATAATATGATAATAGGGATGTAATTTAATTAACAAAAAATTTTATTTTTATATTAAATATAACTCATAATTTTGAGTGTCTAGTCATCATGCCCGAGCGGTCTAAGGGGTCAGACTTAAGATCTGATGTGCAATCGCACTCGTGGGTTCGAACCCCACTGATGACAGGTTAAAATTCATGAGCTATATTTATTATTTTTAATTATTTTTTCATTAAATATAACTCATAATTTTGAGTATAGTCACTGTGCCCGAGCGGTCTAAGGGGGCAGACTCAAGTTCTGCTGTACATTTGTACGCATGGGTTCAAATCCCATCAGTGACAATTAAAATATTGTTATATTTATTAAACTTTTTTGCTCTTATCTTTTTCCTTAATGGTTTTTGTTTTCTTTTTTTTACTAGCATAAAAACATAATAATGGTGTATTTAAATCTTTTTTAAGATAATCGTGTTTATATTTATTAGATTTAACTAATTGATTTTTATTAATTAAAGAAGTAATATTTTTAGCATTATCAGATTTAATTATACCACACATTTGTTTTTTATATGAAATTAATTTTGGTATATCTAAATTAATTTTTTTAGATGATATTGTATTTGGTAATTTTTCTAATTTCCATCCATCTTCTGTATTTTTAAATACAAAATTATAATTTCTAATTGTTTTTGAAATTAATTTATTTTCAAATTTTTTGTCTTTTTGTGCATTAAATAATTGTCTATATGTTACATAAACATTAAATTTACTGTCGTATTTAATTTTAGTATATCCATATGCATTGTAAACGTAATGGTTTTTAATAGTAATTAAAGATTTATTTGGAGATTTAAGTAAATTTAAATTTCCTTCTGTTTTTTCTAAATCAGGACTTCCACCTCCTGTGCCAGATATAACTGTTCCTAAATTATTACTTAATAGTGCAATATTAAAATTATGAACATCCGCACATAAATAAATTGTTCTATATTTGTTTAAAATCTTAATTAACATACTCATTATAAATAAATTATCCTTATCTTCATATATATCAGCTAATTTAAGATTTTTACTTTTTTTATAAGCTACAAGTGGATTATGTGCAACAACAAATAATAATTGTGGACTATATGAAAACAATAATTCTTCAATTGATTTAACATATGATAACATAATCATTGTACTAGTATTATTTACCCCCTTTTTTGTCATACTTTCAGTGTTTAGTGATAAAGAACTAGTAGTTTTATAAGTATAATTATCAAACAAATTAGTATTTATATATAATGTATATACACCAGTATTTAATTGTTTTATTACTGGTTTATTAATACAAGTTAACATATTTATTTTATTTATAGTTTCGTTATCTATATTTATAGACTTTACATCTTCTAAAGAAGGTGCTGTATAAATTGGTATATTATTTGCAATTTTCTGAATTATATATTTTTGTATTTTAAGCATACAATCCTTTTTAATTGTCATATCGTCTTTATTAACTATATTATCATTTGCTTCATCATGATTACCCAAAATAATATCATAAAATTTATTTTTATTTTTAAATAATAATTCGTAGCCCGACCTTAAAACATGTAATGGATAATATTTATAAGTATATTCATCTTCATTTGTAGTATATTGTTGGGAATACCAATTATCCCCTGCTATTATAACTAATTTATCGTATTCTTTATTAATTTGATTAATAACTATATCTCTAAATATAGGAGTATCTAATGCTGATTTATCACAATCAATATTATTCCAACATCCAACCAATATAAATGAATTAATAATATTGTTTTTTTTATTTGAAATATAACTATTTAAAGACATATTTGATTTAATTTCTGTTTTTTTATTACTAAATGATGGTATATGTGAGTTATTTATTTGCAAAGATAAACCTCTTTTAAGTTTTAACGGAGAAACGTGCGACATTAATACTATTATATAAGGATATATTAATTATAAACTACTATAATCATAATTTAAACTATACCATGCTCGCTCTCTAATTGTGCTATTCTAGTAAGTAATGGTTGTATTGCTTCATTTATTTTAGTTTCAATATACGATATCAAAGATGTATTATAAGGTACATCAGAATCTGTATCTATAACATCAATACTATTTGCAGTTATATTACCGATAACAAATAAATTACTTGTCATTGTAACATCATGGTCAATTAATTTAATATTATCTGAAAATAATGTTTGTAAATAATTACTTGTTACCTCTATATAATTGCTAGCATTTGTTTCATTAAAATTTATATCTTGTTGTAATAAATTACTTGTTGAATCTAAATTAGCAACGGCAGTATCTATTTGACTTTGTACATCGCTTGTTAAATTGGCAATATAGTTAACAACATTAGAACTAATATTATTTAAATTACCATCAAATGTTATATCATTATTTGCAATTAAATTATTAGTAGTTAAATTACTTTCAATTTGAATATTATTTAAAAATTTATGATTATCCGAATCACTAATTTCAATATTACTTGTTTTATATTTTAAATTTAATATATCCAAATCATTATTATCTATTTGTAGTTGTGCATCACTTGTTAAACCTGATATATAACTAAAAGTAGTAGCACTTACAGTATTTAAAGTATTTGTAAAAGTTATAGTATTATTAGCTGTTAAGTTATTTGTAACAATATCATTAGTAACATTTAAACTATCTGTAGTTAGATTACTTTCAATTTCAATATTGTTTAAAAATTTGTGTTTTTGCGAATCAATAATTTGAATATTACTTGTTTTATATTCTAAATTTAATATATCCAAATCATTTAAAATTATTTGTTGTTCTAAATAATTGCTTGTTATTTGTAAATAATTGCTAGAATTTGTTTCATTTAAGTTTATATCTTGTTGTAATAAATTACTTGTTGAGTCTAAATTGGAAACAAGAGTATTAATTTGGTGTTGAGCA